AATTGCCATTCTCTCTTTTCTTTATGAGGAATTATTTTTAATTGAGCTAAGGTAATCATTGGTTCTGTATATTCTTCTGGATCTACTGCTTCAACTAAACCCCAATCAACTAAAAGTTTTACAATTATGTTTCGTCTACCAAGATCATTATCTGAAATGTCAGTTTCTAAACCGTCTAACTCTAACATTTCTTTAAAATGCATAATAGCATATCGTCCACGCTTGTGAAGTATGTGGCAACTTTGATACAGTTTTTTTTCTTTTTTAGACGAAACACCCATGCGGGTTAAGGTTTCACGAACTTTAAGGAAGTCGTCTTTGGTTTTTAGCCTTACTTCAACTCCCAATCCTTCAAAAATATCTTCTGTTTCTTCCATAATAACCGACTTTCTAATGTATATTTCCGCAACACATAGTTATTTATGGAATTTTGTATTTACGCCACCTGTTGATATTTGCTCAAAAATGACTGTCCAATCATCTTCTTTTATTAGATCTACCACTTGCCTTGCCTTGGCGTCAGAATAGCCATATAGAGCCTTTAAAGCGTTTATACGGTCATCCTCTTGAGGCTTATACCATTTACTGAATCTTTTTCTGGGTCTGGTAGATATACGCAAAAAATCAAATTGTAATTTTTTATCTATATTATTGCATTTATTCATTTCATTTGCTAAAAATATAGTATCGCTAAAATAAGAAAGGCTTTTATTTATTATAAAAGGATTGTAAATTTTTTCGCATAATGGATCTTCATCCATAAATGGTGTTTTATTTTGATTAATGGAATTTAAAAAATCAAAAACATTCATATATCATATTCCTTTAGAGCTTCTATCAAATCTCCATGTGTTTTGTCGGCTTCTGTATCATCACCATTAAATGATTGACCAATAAATTGTCTGTGTATTCTTTTAGAAGGAAATGGTAGTTTTAATCCAAATGTATCGTGTATTTTTGCTTTTTCTACTATTTTTGAAAATAATTTATCTCTTAAATAATTTTGATCGTTGTGATAATCGTCTGTATATTCTGCTGTTTTTTTATATTCTAATAATTCATTTTTTATTCCTTTTAAAGCACCATTCCTGGCTCCCCACATTCCACCTAAAATTGGAACAGTATGTAAAGGATGATCTCGCATTATATGAAAATCATATTTTGAATTTAACCACTCATCTACAGCTTCTTTTTCCCTTTGTGATAAACGAGAATCTGTGTCTCTGAATATTACTGTATCATTACTATCTGCAGCATAAAATCTCCAAAACATACCAAACCAGCTAGCTGGTTCGTTTAATATAATCACTTCGGTATTTTCGTGTAATAAATTTTGTATTAGTTCTTGTTTTACGTCATTAGAACAATAAAATCTACAAATCCATTCTGGATATATCTGTTTTGCTAATAAAATATTTTTTACTGCTCCTTGATAATAACCAAGATTGTGTCCCCACAAACTAAATGATATTATTTTATCTTGCATGTCATCATTAATTCTACTAAAAATGCCACCAAATTTATTTCTTGATCACATACAAATGCAGATTTGTATTGATATTCTGAAATTATTACTACAGCCTGTGGTATTGTTGGTTCCTCTAAAAAGTCATATATACCATCATAAATTTTTCGAAATATATCGTGTGGGGCGTTGTCCATATTATTAGCAACCCATTTTCGTATTTCATTAAAATTTTTATTTTTTAAATAACCGATTAGTTGCTTAATGTCCAGTTCTCCTGCAGTACTAAGAATTCCAATATCAATAGTACCTGCAGAAGAGTATCGTTGAAGTTCGTTTAAGGTACGTCGAAAATCTGGAAAATACTTAACAACAACCTTAGACAAAACTTTTAGATCGTATTCAATTTGTTCTTCTTCCAAGATAGCCTGACAACGAGCCAAGAATTGTTTGGCTAGTTCGGGGCGTTCCTTAGCAGGAAAATTAAAATCAATAACCGTGCAACGAGAATGAATAGGCTCAATAATACGGTTCTTGTAGTTACATGTAAGAATAAACCGACAAGTCTTAGCAAATTCTTCAATAGCTCCACGAAGAGCAGGTTGAATACTCTGGGCATTAGAGTAGTCAAACTCGTCCAAGATAACAATCTTCTGCTTGGCTCCTTCTGACAGAGACACTGTACTGGCAAATTGTCGGATCTTGGTTCGCAGAGTATCAATATTACCGTCTTCAGAACAATTAATAATGATATAATCTGCTCCTAATTGTGTGCAAAGAGCACGAGCCACAGTGGTCTTGCCCATGCCTGGTTTGCCTGCAAGCATCAGATTGGGGCACTCACCGCTTTCAATAATATTATTAAATGTATCCTTGAGGTCTTGGGGAAGTACGCAATGATCAATAATAGTAGGACGATACTTCTCTACGAGAAGACCGATTGCTTGATTAATTGTAATAGACATTTTATCCTTCGTAATGGCTGCTGGCATCCATTGCTACCCAATAAGTTATAGGTTGATTCTTATTTGTAAACTGGCCAATAACATTCTTGGAAAGAGCAACACTATAATCACCATCAATCATCTTCATATTTTCTAATTTAAAATTAAACGAGAACTCCGATTCAGACTTGTTATCACCAACTTCAATAGAAAATACGTTGCATGTTGGATCCTTGAGATCTTGTACCACGGCCATAACCTTGTCATCGTTAGACACAAAGCAAAGATCAGGATTGCCTAGAACCGCTCCTGCACGCTGTAGTTCATTAAAATCATCTGCTGTCAGATCAAACTCTACAACTGGATCAATCTTCTTGATGCTCTTGGTAGGATATGAAAGCAGCTTAGGATCCGAATAATAATACTTTACAGTAGATCCACGAACACCAGTGATATTCATATACTTGTCTTGAAATTCAAATTCGGGCTGTTCAAACAAAGAAATAACACCTAGAACTTTATTAAGATCCCAGATACCAAATTCTGTATCAAATGTTTCTTCAATCTGAGCCTCGGCCATGATATTTTTGGTCGGAGACATGGTTGTAAGCTTTGATCCTGGCTTTACAAACAGGTTTGAATTAATACCGCTAAAATTCTTTAGGATATTTAGAGTGTCTTTACTTATTGTTGTTGTCGCTTTAGTCATAATGTAAGATCCTTTTTATTTGTTAAATCGTTCAAAATTTTCAAAATCATCGCCATCAGAAGTGTGCCCATGCCGCAGATCATTCAACCAACCTTGTTGGTTTGGTTTACGACCACGCTTTTTCTTTCGTCGGGCCGCTGCTTCTTTTTGTTCTCGTCGCCAACGCTCGTATTCTGATTCTGGTTCAGGAGTGTACATTAAAATTCCTCAATATCAGGTAGCAGAGTTTTTAGTTTATGTTCCATGAAATAATCCAGCAGTTTTTCTCTGCCTTTACCTTGCTGGCTATTAAATTCTTCAAGGATACGCTCTTGTATATCATCGGGAATAGATGTAAGATCAATAAGAGTTTTGTTTCTAATATATTTAGGATTTTCAAAAAATGAAGAGTGTTCTGCAGATTCTTTAAGTTCTGTGATACGCTTCTGAGTCATTCGTGTTTGTCGCTTTCCATCTGTAACAAATGTATCGTCGTCTGAAAGAATGTTAGGAATACCATCAGAACTATCGCCAGAAATAATTTGATTAAAAAGAAATTGTCTAGGGTCTGGGCAAGTGATAAATTCTTTAGTCATAGGACTATATTGTTTTACGTTAGGAAAGATCTGAAGCTGTTGAAAATCTTTATCATTAGAAAGAATAAGAACAGGTTCAAACTGATAATGGGCTTTAGTTAACACATAAATGATATCATCGGCTTCAGCACCACGAAGTTTGATACTAGGATAAGGAAAATTATCTTTAATTTCCTCACGAATTTTATCAAGGACTTTAAAAATTTCAGCCCATTCGTCTTTTCGTGCTTCTTGTTGCTTTCGTCGGTTTTGTTTGTATTGAGGAAAGATGCCTTTTCGCCAATAGTCTGAGCCGTCATTACAAACAACAAGCTGACCAAAATCACGAAATTGAACACGATACTTTCTGTATGTGTTTAGGACTGTATGCCTGATATAATCTTCATTTAATGGCTGACCATCCTTGGATGCCTGAAATATGTTAGCCAAAATAATCTGGCTGTTATCAATGAGTAACATACAATAAATTATACTCCATAATTAATAATAGTCAAATTAACTTACAGAAATTCTTTCTGGAAGTGCTAAACGTAATTCAAATCCGTTTGATTGGGCTTCTATTAATGATATAGTTCCGGGATTGTAATCAATTAATTCCAGAAAAAAGAAAGCAGAATAAAATACAATATCGTCAACCATGGATTATGCCTGTGTTAGTAATGCCCTAACAGTAATATTATTAGGAAGTGTTGTAGCAGTATAACGGATATAATTTCCAATTGTATCGGCAGAAGAACTCCACGAGTTCCAGTTTGTTCCGTCTGTGGAATACTGCCATGTTCCGTATGCTGATCCGGTAACATCATCGTCCAGAACTAACAAACTGTTTGCTGCATTATACAATCGAATCTGTAAATTGGGAATAGTTCCACCCCATGAAGACACTTGCCTCCACGCAAAAATACGATTAGCAGCAGAAGACTTGGTGAGTGATGGCTGATAATGCGAATCTTGAGAGTTGTCTTCGTATGTAACGGCGATAGAATAAATGCGAGTAGGAACACAAATCTCACCCATAATATCAAACGCAATCTTAAACTGTATATAATCGTCAGGATTTACATTATTTAAATCTGCTCCCACAGGAACTTCCGTCCACGCACCGCTATTGTCGTCTATACCGGTTGTACGATACCATAATTTATAAGATTCTACTGGGAAACCAATACCGTAATCTCCTGCGTATTCCTGATGGTCAACATACACATGATACAGTTTGGTTGCGCCTGGTGTTGCCAGTTTAGGCGTGATGATGTGCTGATTGGATGTGCTGTTGTAGTAAGCGTCCACGCCAAACGGGAACACATACAACCAGTTTTGACCTGATGTTGTTGCGTTTGGTATAGTAAACATCCACCCGTCTTCTGTCCACAAGGTAAGTGCGGTCTGCGGAAATAACCCATCGCTTGCGCCACTTGGTGTTGTGGTGAGTTTTACTCTGTTAAGATTTGTACCAATGTATTTTTCAAACTGACTTCCATCGGTTACATATG